TTATCCTATTTCTCTATCATTACTATGCCACCTTTGACCGTTAAAGCAGATGAACTTGATTGTAAAGTTTGTCTGCTTTTTTAGTTCGCGATAGATAGCTTCAAGGTGTTCAATATCATACTCTTCACCTTGCAATGTTCTTAAGGGCAGCGATCTAGTGAAATTATTAGGTTTACCCTTCAAGAAGAAAAAGTTGTAGCACTTATCAAATCTGTCATTTACAATATTTATCTGATATCTAGCGCGAATATTGGGAATGAAATATTTTTCTGCACGTTCATTTATTATGTCGGCTTGCTTTTTAGCGCTAAGCATATAATCACCTCGTAAAGATTATATGAACTCATGTTCGGATTGTAAACAAAAAATGAACCGTTAATAAATTAACAGTTCATTGAAAAAATTATTTTGTATCTTCATTCTTTAATTTCGAAAAATCTATAAATGGTAAATGGAGAGTTTCAAAACCATAGCCTGTCATTTCAGCTATAATCGGCCTGATATACGAAAATAGTAACGCTGGAGCATTTATCTTAAGCAAGTTATCTATTATTTTCTCACTAAAGTTTTCTTCCCAAAAGAAATTGGCCTTCATTGTTATTAAAAAATGGAAAGGATATTTTTTTTCTTCCTCGTCCCCCATTTTTACTGTTAAAGCAACTACTGCTCTATTACTATGAGCGTTTTGCACATTCTCTTTTTCAGTTGGCCTAGAAACTTTTGTTTCTGTTTCTATTTTTTCAAATTTATCATAATTTGAAGTTTCATTCTCAAGTGTCCTATATTCTAACTCCACTAGTTTAGGATTACTAAATTTGAACCCACTTTTCTTTGCTTCCATCTCTAAATCACCCTATTATTATGCCGCCAATTGGTAGTCATTATTCTCAACTGCGTCAACAAGATTGTTTTTATTTTCTAACTTTATTTCAGGTGCTGATTCTTTATACATATCCACATCATTCGCCTCTACAAAGCTCTTACTTTTAACAACCAAATGAGTAAAACCATCCTCGTCTATCTCATAATCACTGTTAACACCAATTTTTTCTCGAATTCGTTTTACATCGTTATCATCAAGTTTATTCAACGCGTCAAGCAAGCCTTTTTCAAATTCAATTGCTTCCATATCACTCAACCCCTTAATACTATTCTATATTAGTTGCACCACTAAGTCTATCAATATCTTTTACACAAAAAATTATTCTTGCTTTTATCGTCATTTGTGGTGTACTACTATTATCAAAAAAAGGATGCTCCTTTTTTTTAGGATAATAACCACATAACTTTACAATTTTTATTTTCTCAAATACTTCACAAATAGAATTAACCTTTTTCCCTGGACTACATTCCTGATCTACTCCCAATTTTTCAGCTACCATTGGCCATAAGCGTTCAAAAGAATTGAGCACATTTTCATTAGTCAAATCCAAAATAGAATCTTCATCAATTAACAAACTCGTCCCCATAACTTTCGAACTTAGCCCTTTATGCTTCCGTTGCCTAACCCAATAATCAGCATTACCAGTGTTGTCCCAAAAATACATACCATTACCAGCCCAATACCCATCTTCTATGGTTGTATACAATTCTCCTACCCCGTTTGTAAAAGAATCAAGAATTTTTTGTATTGTTTCTGGTGAATTAACATGATATGCCGGCATATAATACTCAAACCCCATCTTTTTCACCCTTTTGAAATGAAATACTAAACTAACAGTATTATACTCCAATAGTTCAAAACATCAATTATAAAGAAAGAAAATAAGAGAATTAATCAATTAGTTGTTATTGTACTTTTGTTGAGTAAAATAGTGAAAAAAGCCTACCCCGATTAGAGGTAGGAATTATAGCAGTAATATGTAACAACGAATTTGTGGAATATCTAATTATAAAGGGGAATAATTACTACTACGATACATAGTATAACTCATAAAGTTCATCTATACAAAAATAAGCCCACCTCCAATTAAGGAAGTGGGCTTAGATATTTTATATCTGTGCCTTTCGACATTGTAACATTAAAATGGTTTAGTACCTGCATTTAACTTCTTCTGCATAGCAGCAACCATATTAGAATATCCACTTGAAATTTTACCATCAACAGGTGTGCCAAGTTTCTTCTGCATGGATTTAATTGTCTTTGGCCCCATGTATCCGTCTTGCGTCACACCTAAATGCTTTTGGAGTATCTTTATCAAAGCAGATGGCTTACTGATTCTACCGTCTTGCCACTTCATGTTGTAGATTTTTTGGAGTGCTAATGTAGTCTCAGTTGATGCCCTCGAATTATTAACAATCCATACTCCGTCTACTGCAACGCCTGTCTTAGTCGTTTTCTTGGTAACTTTAGTAACGTTAGTTGTGGCTGAATCACTAATCACAGCGTTCTTATCGGTACCAGCAGTGTAGTAATTAGTATAGAGCTGCGTCATATCGAAATGACCGCTTATACCACTAAGCTGTACTTTAGAACTAAATTGCCATCCGTTGTAATTTGTATATCTATCTGTCGTCACAGTATTTGGATATGCTGCAATCCAACCACTTCCAGCAGGTACGGTTAGATAAACGCCAAGCCAGCTAGCAGAGGCATAAATATCAGTGCGATACCCAGCTGCTTGCACGATTGCGTTAAATGCTGCAATATTGGCATCATTGACTGCTATTGAGTTCTGCTTGAATATACTAGCTTCAACATCAACAACTAATACAGAACCAACGCCCAAACCATCAGCTTTAGCATTCTGAACCGCCCAATTAGCTTCTGATTGTGCTTTAGCCAAAGTACCAAACCTTGCAAAATGGTACCCGTTTGTATATAAACCTGCATTAGTCGCATTTTGAATTGCATCTTTAGCACCACTCCAAGCATATGTGCTACCCTCCGAAGTCTTGACTGTAACAGCCTTAACACCATAGTTATTTCTCATGTTTACCAGATCAGATTGTGAAAGCATTGGATTGTTAGATGATACATCAACCATATCTGTTCGGGCAGCATTAGCATTTAATGCAATAAAAAAAGGAGCAATCAGTGAAATTACTCCTAACAGTATTTTATTTTTGAGTTTCATAGTTACCTCCTATTTTTTTGTTCCAACAATGTTTCCATCTTCATCAAGAATAATACCTAATGAATTAGCTTTTGAGTCACTTTTATTTCCTTTCAGTTTGTCTACTACTGCGCTAATTTCATCAATCTTCTTCTCTATTCCGCTCGTATCAACTGATTTTGATGCCTCAGTTAGAGCTTTGTTTCCAGTAAAGCTACCAATGAAACCAAGTACAGAACTCAGTAAAAGTCCAATAATGATCACATCTGATTGGCTAAAAATCACATGGAACCCATATTTTGCAATCAACACGAAAAGCACAATTAACATTGAACCCACTTGAATCCAAAATGATGGTTTATTAACATTTGCAGCTAACATCTTTTTTAAACTTTGCATTATTTTTCCTCCTATAAAAACTTTTCTATGATATATACACCTATTCCAATTATTCCTGTGCCAATAAAAAGCCCATAAAGCCAATATAAGAGACTAGTTAGTTTAGCTATATCGTGCTCATTTTCAACACTTTTAGCTAGAGCTTTATCAGCCTTTGCATCTGTATTGTTTAATCCTGAAGTATTACTCTCAATACGTGCTAATCTCTCCTTTATGTCCATTAGAGTCTCAGTTACGTTAATTCCATCTCTGTTATCCATTCATTAAACACTCCTAGTTTAAGCTGTTGTGTAATATTCAAGCATCAGTGAATACATATAATTGGCTGATGTGGAAGCGCCCGCCTTAGGACATAAGCTGATAGAATTTGCAGAAAACTGTACTGTTGCATTACTATCACTTGTTGGAAACCAACTATTTAAATCCCAATCTGGAGTTATTGTTGAAGGCAAATTGATTACTTTTGTTGTAGCAGAAAATGCTGATGTAGCACCAAACACGCAGCGCACCTCAACATGTTTAAAACTTCCGTAGTCCGCAATTCTATAAGCACAATTGTGGTCGTCTGAACCACCTGTTGAAGTACCAGCCCATGGATATCCACCATTACTAAACGTAATACCCGAAGTAGTCCACTCTCCTAAAGTTGGTAAATCATCTGTTGTTGCCAAATTTGTGGGCTTATTTTGAACTGCAGACCAATCAGTATATGGATAGATAATATTTTTATTTTTGTCTTTCACATTTGCGATATTTGCCATTATTTAACCCCCGTTTTTGTTTTCAATTTTTCAATATCTTTCTTTATAGTTGCAAGTTCATCCAACAATCCGATCACTGAGTACATGTCAGTTTCAGGGAATGTTTGGACAACATCGCCATCACTATCTGTAATGGTTAATTTGCTCTCTGGGTTCATAATCTCACCTCTTAATCTATTGTTATCGACGCCGACTTACATGCTGCATAACCATGTGCAGAAGCAGGAGGATCATCAACAACTGATATTAAGTCATAACTTAAATTTGCTGTGTTCGTTGGACTATCAGCTTCTAGATCTGTTATTACTAAGTCACATACCGCGTCCGAATAGTTACCAGTTTGAACAACTGTTGCAGATTTCTCTTGCTGATCATCTAATCTAGCTTTAAGAGTTGGAAATACTGTTTTATTAACATCAATTCTTGCATCTACAACTTCATCTACTGCCTGAGCGTTCTGAATCATCGTGTCAAACTGTAATTGGAAACCATCTAAGACTCCAGCGACCCATGTGCCTATTGATGTCCCATAATTTCTTAATAAATAGATATTGTCATTTTTCTGCTTGTAGCTTTCAGCTCCCGCTATATTATCCGGTTCGTATTTTAAATCCAGTACTGGAGGATTATTAAAATTTGCCATTTAAATCACTCTCCTTAAGCTGTTGTTGTAGATGGTGTAACCTCTTTAACTAACTTAGCTTTAGCAATGGTTACGATATCAGCCTTGGTTAAGTCATCTAATGTCTTCCCTGTATCTAAATCCTCAGCTTTAATGATTAATCTTGCTGAAACATATTGACCTGTTGTTGAATCATTCCCACCTAACTCTACGGGGATATCTGTAGTTGCTGAATTTGAATCTAAATCATATGATATTTTAGTTACATTTAATTCCATTATTTATCTTCTCCTTTGTCTTCTTTTTCAGCTTGCAAAGCTTCTACTTGAGCTTCTAAAAGTACATTTTTAGCCTCCGCCTGAGCTAATTTCTGTGAAAATTTATCAATTAACACCTGAATCTCTATTTGCATTTATTTCTCTCCTTTTCTTGTCTCTACTACTATTAACGTGTATACTACGTGAATTTTGAGTATAAAAAATAACCACTCATGTCTAAAGGTGATTACTAGTTATTTATTCTTCAATTCTTGAATCTCTTTATACATTTCTTGTACCATTAGAGTTAAATATGCTAACTGAGTACCATCATCACGCCCTTGTTTATCATCTGAAAGAAATTCACTTGGTTCTTTATATTGAGCCACATCATTAACATCATCAATGATATATGAAGCATATCTCTTATTAACTCCTTGTTCTAAATCACGTTTAAAGGAATACTCATATATTTCTGTTGAGTTAATAGCATTAATTACATCTTGAATATTTAATTTAGTAATATTAGTCTTCTTAGAAAGTAAAGAAGTTTGTGTTAGTGATTGACAACTAACCTTACCATTGAAGTTTCCTGCACCACGTACCCAAATCTGGTCTCCACTTTGGTCTGCACCTACAATAGCGTTTTTAGTGAAGTTAGCTAAAGCCCCAAAGACAACTCCTCCACCTCCATTAGGTTGGAAAGTAACGTTAGTACCACTTGGAGAGTTAAAATTAACATTCCCACTTGTACTTGAAACATTAATATTGGTTTTAGCAGTTAAATCTAACTCAGTTTTTGAATCAATCGTGATATATCCAACTGAAGTAGATAGTTGAATACCATTAGGTTCACTGGTTGAAAGAGTGACAGCCTTGTAAATACTATTATCAATTACGAGGTCACTCTTAGGTGTATTTAACACTATCTCAGTGGGTGCGATATTGATATATGAGCTATTAGAACTTGAATCAATAGATATTAGCTCGATATACTCTGTATCCTTATTGTTTTTAGCATCATAACCATAGACTTCTATTGAGGACTCAGCACTCTTAGTACCATTCAATGTTGTCAATTTTATGACATCACTTCCTGAAGCTGGTGTACTACCAACTGTTATTGTGCTTTCAGCATTGTTGTCATAGCCATTTACTCGGTTCAAAGTTACTCCATCCAATGTAGATGTTGAAATATAAGAAACTTTTCCGCTTACAACTTCTGAAGGAATTGACCTACCTAACGTTACAGCATCACTTGCCAACGATGCATAATTCCAATTATTTAAGGCAAGTCCTTCAAGTTTTGCAAAGGCGTTAGTTCCATATCGAAATAGAATTCCATCACCACTTACCTCATAATTGAAGTCTGAACTGCTACCACTAGTTAAATTTCCTGTAAGGTTAGCGTTATTAGCTGTCAAGTTACCTGAAGTATCAACTTTAAATGTTCCATTTCCTAAGTTAATAGCTCCTGCTGTCATAGTACCTGTAGTAATCTTATCAGCTGAAATAGAAGCAATATTAGCTGAGGGAATAAAAGCATTTCCTGAGAATACAACCGTACTAGAATCAAGGTATAACTTACCTTTTCCTGAAGCAACTTGAATTAAAGTATTTCCACCGGCTTGCTGATTAATCTGAGAAAGTAAATCACTTGTTTCAACTCTTAGATTAATGTCTGAAGCTAGTTGAGTAATCTCTGAGTTATAATCTGAGCTATTCACCTTTGAATTAACTAGGGTAGCTAGTTGCGTAACTGTACTGTTATCAGCCTTGTTAGATACCGTTGATTGAATACCTGAAATAGTCTGATTAATCGTACTAAATTGAGAATCACTTGAAGTCTTATTGTTAGTAACTGTTGAACTGATAGAATCAGCTTCTTGCTTAACCTGAGAAACACTAGTTACTGTAGCATTATCAGCTGGATTGGCTGAATAATCAGTAGCGTTAGAGCCTTTTTCCAATTTCATTTGTTTAAAACTTAAAATAGATTTCCCGTCTGTAAAATTATAAGCTTGTAAAGAAAGGTAAATACCAGTTGCCACACTAGGAATAGTAAATGTATAACTAAATTTTGTAAATGTTGTTCCATCACTATCTGTAACGCCTAAATCACTAGACTGACTTCCTGCAAAATCATTCCACCCTCCAGATCCATTCACAGTCTGCGCTCTAAATTTTAACTGCCCATCTGTAAGATTGGCATACCCTGAAATAGTATAGGTTTCACCAGCAATTAAGTTATACATTTTATTTGTTGATGTACCTGGGTAGCTAAATCTAAAATAAAATTCATTATTGCTAGGAGCAGTTATTTTAATAATACCTGTATTATCAGAGTTAATAATTCCATTCACGCTAACTTGAGAGCTTGGCAGTGACACATAAGGGTAAGTAGAGGAACCATCCCCTGTATTAATAAACAAGTTAGTCCCCACCGCACTATTATTAACCTGAGTTTGTACACTAGCTACTGTTGTACTCAACCCTGTTGCGGTACTCTTTAGAGTTGTGATATCTCCTTGAGCATTCTTCATATCTGTAGATAACCCTGAAGCAGTCTGAGTTACTGAAGATATATTATCAGCATTGTCTTTAATATCTGATTGCATAGTAGTGGCTGTTTGTTGCAACCGAGTTACATCACCCTGAGTATTAGCCAAAGTGGACTTAATACTTGTGGTATCTGTTTGAATATCCTTAATATCACTGCCATTTTTAGTAGCTTCATCTGATACAGTTTGGAGATTAGTCTTAGTTGTATCTAAATCATTTGAAACTGTAGAAATATCAGATTGAGCTTTGGTTATATCCGCTTTAACTGTTGTAATATCTTGGGAATTAGCAGTAGATTGAGTGATAGCTGTATTGGCTGTATCTACTGCATTCTGAGCATCTGTTGTAGCTTGTGTAATACCTTGTTGAGCTTCTGCTACTTTATCAGCCACCTCATGAATATTTGTATTAATCTGATTAATGGTATATCCATTACTTAGCTCTACCCATTTAGTACCATTCCAAATACTTAATTGAACATTGGCTTTATCCATGCTAGTAGGGTCTGTATAAATACTTGTATCTGCCATTTAGCTATCACCTTCTTCTGTTGTTGAATCAATTACCCTCGTCCAAATATCACCAGTAGAGACGGTGTTATTAGCTGAAGGGTCTGTTTGTGAAATATAGTTTGTTGTCGTTGAATTAGCTTTATTTAAAGCTTGTTGAGCTAGTCGCTGAACTAATTTAAGCCTGTTATTCAAATTGGATTGGCTATTTAAAATGGTAGCTGTTAAGTTTTCAAACTCTAAATCAGTATCTTGCGTTGTGTCAAATGGATACCAGGTATAACCAATGACACTCACAAAACTTACGAAATTAGCATTCTTTATCTCAACCCTTTTTTGTTCTCCTGCAATTGGCATTTCATTTCCTGAATAAGTTACATCAATAGATATACTTGGCTCTGGTGTTAATTGTGTTAGAGCATAAGCTTTCATGCTGTCAACATCTTTAAACCTATCATCTGAAACATCTTCACCTAAATGAACTCCCCATGTTTTAACTGAGTCGTCATCTTGTACAAAAAAAGGATCAAAGTAGTAAGTTACAGTATCGTTAGCTGTATCTGAGCTGTCATCTGTGGTATCTTTTTCAGCACCGATACATTTAACTCTATTCACAATGTTTGTTGAATCAACTGTCATTTTTATTTCCATTGAGTTATTAGCATAATCAATTCTTCCACCGAAATTCTTAGTAAAAGCATCAGTAGTATAAACTCCAATACATTTGTTATTAGGAAAAATTACTGCTGTTGACCAACTAGAAAGTATTTGAGAAAGCATGTCACTACCTGAATTATTGCCTAAATCAGTAATCTGTTTTTTGTCAAAGTCACCATAAACTTTATAGGTGAAACCTAATGAGTTATCTGAATTATTATCCAAATAAAAACTCAGCACATCTTGCACCGAGTAAGTTAAAGTTCCTGATTTAATTGAATACTGCCGGATTCTTGATATCTCATTATAAATGTGGGTAGCTGTAACTTGGACTGTCGCAACCCCACCTGTATAATCTGGTTCACAATCCTTAACTATGAATGACTGACCATTGAAAATTATCTCCGCTTCTGTAGATATTAATGAGAAAGCTAGCGAACCATCATCATACGCTGTAAATTGAAGCTGATAGGTTGAATTCTTCTCCCATCGAACTTCAAAGCTTGAAGGTACAATACTTGTAATAGCTTCTACCTTATCTTGCCCATTTGCTTTAACCTTTACTACTTTATCAAAGTTTCTATCATTAGAGTAAATAAGCGTTTCAGAATATGCCTGGTCATTGTACATAAATTTTCCATTAATTAAACTTAAGTCGTTATTTGAAATTTTAGTAGTAGCATTCCAGTAAGCTAAGTTGGCAGTATTGATACATTCACGACTGTATATCACGTTGTTAGAATCTTTAAAGTAGACAATTACCCTATTCATGTCTGAAAGTAACCTTAGATTGGACATATCAGCATCAAAATTAGTCTTAACCAAGTAAAAATTCTTTAGATCATTGCTTTTATAAATTAAATTTCCAACTGTGGCATAAAAATATGTTTGAATGTATTCAATAGAATCAATCTTAAAACTTACAATATTTTCTACGCCAGTTTGAATATTAAATATCTTATTGTCCTGGACAACGTATAAATTATTGTCATCATGAAAAAGATAACCCTGAATGTAATCTCTCTTAATCAATGAAAATACTTTTAAATCATCTGAAACATATAATCCATCTGCTAGAATTAAATAAAATTGATTTTTAAAGTAATCAATAGAAATTACTGTTTTATTCAACTCTTGAAATTTGGTCCAACTAGCAGCGTTTAGTGATGTATACACTTCATTATTCTCTACATAAATATATTTTGAATTTATCACCCTTTGTTCTCCCCCCTATGCAATGTAAACAAATGGAAATGAAAAAGTGATAGTTGCATCTGTAGCGCCTGTCACTTTAATGTCATTCCACCCTGTCTCAAGTTTTAGATATCCGTAATCTGAATTATTTGAATCAATCGTTCCATTTTTATAAGTCGATAGTCCTTGCAACACTAAGATATCTGAACTACTCATAGTTCCAAAATAAGTATAACTAGTTCCATTTGTCTTATTTGTTATGGTGAAACCTGTTCCCTTATGCTTAATTATGATCGATAACTCATGGTGTTGGAAATAAGGATCAATCGCAATATCCGAAGCATTATAGACTCTGAAATTATTCTGCTTAGTAAAAGTATATTGAGTATCTTCATTGTATGGTAAATTTTGCCCGTAATTAGCCCAAACGCCAGTAGAATAAGTCTTTAATACATCTGAATTAACAAGGCTATATTTATATCCTGATGGATTTTCAAAAGGCACTGTAAATAAGGCATTATGACTAAAGTCCTCTGTAGGACTAATCTCAAAAACTGTACTCCTTACATACATGCATTGAGCTGGCTCTGAATTTGTTCTGATCCTGATTATTCCTTTAGCTCCTAGTACTTTAAAAATATCGTGTTTAGCTAGTTTATAAGAGGTATAATCTTGAAAATGCAACCAAAATCTAGCATTAACTACACTCTTTTGATATTGAGAATAACTAAAAATAGAGCCATCTGCTTGAGTATCACTGAGATAGTTATTCGCTAAAACCGGATTAGTGTCTGCTCCTAGAAATTTTAATCCACTAGTAATAGTTCCAGCATCAAACTCCTCTTCATCTCCTCTTTTTATCCACATTGTTGGCATACTCAACTATCTCCTTTGCAATTTTATATGTAATAAAAAAGGAGAGACCTCTTTAGTCTCCCCTTCTTCAATTTATTTAGCTTGATATGAAGCTAATCCCATATCTTTAGCCATTTGCTTATATAAATCATTTTTGTTCATATTTGCTTTTGTAGCTTTAACGTTCTCACCAACCAAGGTTAGTAATGTTCCGAACATTGATGTGAGTGTATCAAGCTTAGACGATAACTCTTTAACATCTTCATTACTATTAACGTCTGTACTACGTGATTTTTCAGAATTGTAGCTGGCACCAATTGAATCTAACAATTGTGAAGCTCTAGATTGATCAGTGAGTGGAAGTACCATTTCAGGTTTATTTTTCTCTGCAATTTCATATATTCCATGTTGTGAGATAATTCCACCTTTTTCATACCCATGCCCACGCCCAATTACGCTTAACATCTTAGAACCATACCGACTTTTAGCATAACGCATAGCAGCTAACATATTATCATATCCATTAAATATGTCACTGTGCCCTGCTAACTTGTAAGCATTGAAGGTAGTCGAAATTGTTTGCAAAAGTCCTTTGGCCAAGTCACCAGTTTTATTATTAATATCTCCAATATTTCCTTGAATTGCTTTAGGATTGCCACTAGACTCAGTTTCAATCTGTTTTAACCATGCATTTACATATGCATCTGTAGAGGGAAGTCCAACTTTCTTGAGAGCAATCTTAACATCATTGGTCCATCTTTTAACTCCTGAACCAGAAGGATTTGCAGAACCAGCTTCATTGTCAATTAGCTTCTGCAATACACTCCCTACTGCTTCAATTCCTTTTTTTGTAATACCAGCACTAAAACTTTGAGCGGTACTACCTACATTAGGAATACTGGTTAAATTAAATGCTTTGCTTGCAATATTTTCAAGAAATTGTGTTGGATTTTTAATTGTATCTAATAGATCCAACGCTTTATCACTAACGTTATCCCAAATACTTTCAGCACCATTTTTTACATTGTTAATAAAATTAAGAAGCGAAGAAGAACCATTTGCATATGCCGGTAATACTCCTGCATACGCTCCAGACATTACTTTTTTTGTATCGGCAGCATTAAGAATCATTTCACCTTTTTGAAGTTGAGTTACTTCTGCGCCCTTTGCTCCTAAAATTCTTGCAGTTCCTGAATAAGGTTTATACGCAAGTTCTGCGCCTGCCTCACCAACCAAGGCCATTTGATTCCTATTAATCGCTCCTACACCAGTAGCATATGCCGGCATACTCATTGCTGAATAACTAAAGTCGCCTTTATCACTTTTTATAGTCTCAACACCGAAATCTTTTGCAAGTCCATTCCACCACTTTGAAATAGCAGTCCAAATACTCATTGTTCCTTTTCCTTGTTTGGACTGAGCTTCCATGGAACCATTTGCTTGAGACACCGCATGGCCTAAAACGCCTTTTGATTGTGCACTTGCACTTTCAACTACTTTTGTTTTTTGTGCATCAGCTTTGTCAACTGTCTCTACTCGTTGCTTTTCAGCACTGCTAACTGTTCCATCATGTTGTTTCTTTGCGTGAGATACAGTCTCACTGTACTGTTTGTTAGCACTATCTACAGTATCCTCATATTGCTTACTTGCTTCTGCTGCTATCTTCTGTCTCTGTTGTACCGCATAGGTGGAATTGCCCTTAAACTGTCTCTCAGAAGCTTTTAAGGTTTCATTATATTGTTTAGTTGCATTATCAATAGCTGACTTTTGCTGTTTCTCGGCACTACTCTTAACTGCGTCATATTGTTTATCAGCTAAATCTTTAATTTTCTTGTACTTTTTATTGGCAAGACTAGTTACTTCATTATATTCCTTAGTTGCTGAAGCTATTGAACTCTTAGCATTATTAGCATTGATATTTTTGCTATCATTAGCCAATTTTTGTAGAAGTGTTTTTTGCTTAGTTGAGCTAGATGCAATTAAAGAGGTAATCTTGTTTTGATTTTTCTGATAAGTCGTAGTTGTATCTGTGGAATATTTCTGAGTCAGTTTAGATGTAGCCTTATCCTGGGCATTTTGAATTTTATCCAGGGCTTTTTTCTTCTCTGCAATAAGTTTCTTAGTAGCAACGCTATTCTTACCACTATATTCTTCTTGATACCTAATATCTCTATCGTATTTAGTAAGGAGTTTGCTACGTTGAGCATTGTACTTTTTATCTACTTCTTGTTTATCAGTAGCATACTGTTTAGCTAATTTTAATTGCTTTGAGTGACTCATACTACTAATAGTATTTTCTTTCTTAGTGTACTGCTGTACTACTTTGGTCCTTGCATCATATTGTTGTTTTGTAATGTATCCCTCTTTATACAACAACTCATTGTCTGCAGAAACTTGTTTAGCATGGTTTGCGTAATACTTCTTTTGTGCTTTTTCTAAAGCATCTAGAGAACTTTTTGTTGATAGTTTAGGAGTTTTAAGATTTACTCCAACAATATTTTTATTCCAGTTTTTGACAAATTTTTCTATTGCATTTGATACAGTCTTGCTACCACCGATTTGATCACCAATAGTAGCGCCAAGCATTGCTCCCGCTGGACCACCGAAAACTGCACCAATTCCACCGCCAATTAGAGTTCCTGTTGTCTTTCCTGCAGCAGCATACTTTGCAGTGGCACTTTTTGAATTTACTGCTTTTGTTATTGAGCTACCTACATCCCACGCAGTCAAGGCTAATCCCGCACCGTTTATTATTCTTCCGGCAACTGTAGATCCTAATAAATTCCATTTACTCCCTTTCGCTAACGTTGACGCTTCCTTTGATACGGTCCCACTTAGTGAACTAACTTCACTTGAAGCTGCACTAGCAGTTGAAGAAACGGCTCCAGTTTCACCTGCAGCAGCTGCTTCTCCCTTTGCAGTTGCTAATTCTTGATAGGCTTTTGTTTGAATCTGAACCTGTTCAGTCTCTGCTATTATTTTACTTTTTCCAATACCTATTAAATCAAATAAATCTTCCGTTGCACGTGCAAATTTTCTGACTTTATCGATTGCCCATATCGTGGCCACAACTTTTGCAAGTGTTTTTATTGTATCTAAGTGTTCACCAGCATAAATTCCTAGGTGGTAAACATTCTTTGCAAATTCTCCAACGTTATCCGCATCTTTTTCAAGACTCTTTACAAAATCTTTATCCGCAAAAAGCTTAGACAACTTATTAGCAGCATCCGTCATGTAAGGCAGCAATTTAGCGCCAAACATAATTTCTAGTTCACTCCATGCTTGCTTAAATCGCTTGATAGATTGTTGTGCTGTAGCACTATTTTTTTGTGCTAACGTCTGCACATAAGTACCTTTTTCTCCAGCTTTCTGCACCTTATCAGTTAAATCAGATAACTCTTTGTTATTCTGAGCTAAGATAATTCCCGCTTGCTGACCAGTAGTTCCAAATAAACTATTAAATACCGCATTTTTTTGTGCTGTGCCCATATCTTTAGTCTTTTGATTAACCACAGCCATGATAGTGGATAAATCTCTCATGTTACCATTAGCGTCTACCAATTCTGAACGTTTAATGCCTAACTTATTAAGAATTGAAGTACCACCAGACGATTGTTTAGCTTGCTGAATCTTTTCAGTTAGATCTGAAATATCATCTTTCTGGGTCTGAATGGCTGAAGATGCTGCTTTCTGCGTCTTTGTTCCTTTTTTTACATCTTCTGTTAACTCATTAATCTTACGTTGATGTTTACTAATTTTATCGTTATAGTCCTCAATGGCCTTACCAACACCCTTTTGAGCTACTTCTTGTGCCTCTAAAGCCCCTGATATACTATTTACTACTTTACGTAATCCAGTACCTGCTTTATCAGCTTCAAGTCCATGGTTTGAAAGAATACCCATTGCTGCACTGGTCTCAGATAACTTAAATCCTGCACTATGAGCCGAATCTCCTACGTACTCCATGCCTTTGCCTAATGACTGAAAATCTGTAGCGGTCATATCAGCAGAATAAGCTAATTCATTAACAGTCTTTTTAGTATTAGCGGTCATTTTAGCTGTATTGTTAGTACGTTCTCCAAAGGCATCAATAACTTGTGATGACACTTTAACAACATCGTTAAAATCATCCCCACTTGCAACTGAACCTTGAAGCTCTGTTTTCATAGCTCCCAGGGCTTCTGCTGAAGAATAACCTCTTTTAACTAACTCTTGATATTGCTCGGCTATCGCTGATTGTGATTTTCCATATGCAACAGAGTATTTCTGCCCATCGGATTGCATCTTTGCCACATTTTTTGTAACCTCTGCAACTTTTTCTCCACCCGTTACTAACAAGTTAGATGTGACTTTATAAGAGTTCTGCAATGTTGATGCCTTTTTTGCTCCGCTTACTAATGCTGCTGTAAAAGTACCAACTACAACCGTGGAAGCCAATGCAGCACTCCTTACATTCTCCCATCCTTTTTTTAAACTTGCTGTAGCGTTCGCAGAAACATCTTTAATCTTTAGCATTTTGTCTGAATATCCGCCAACTGTTCGATTTAATGTTTTGACCTCTGCTTCGTTTTCTTTATACTTAGCAGTCAATTCATTAACCTTTGCAGCCTGTGTTTGGTACTGACTGGATGTTTGACCATACTCACTACCCAAATGGCTAAGCAATTGCTGTTCCGCTTTAATTTGATTACTCATTTTGCTATGAGTTTCAGTTAATCCAGTTAGTTTAGCCTTTTGAGCTTGAAATTTTGCTCCCTGTGCTTCCAAAATACGACTATAACTATCTGTGTTCTTAGATGATAACTCTACTTGTTTGTTTAGATCATAAAGTCCTAACTTTTGTTTTTCAATTGCATCACTAGCCCTACTTTGTTGCGCCTGCATATGTGCTAATTGAGTTGTAGCTTTATCAATGTTTTGTTGATACTTTAAATATTGATTTGCAGTTTCTACAGTATTTCCTTTAAGTTGACTTTGCTTTTCTTTCAAGCCCTCTATCTTTGCTTGCTGTCGTGTAATGGCTTCACCTAAACCATCATATCTTGTCTGTGCAGCCTTTAAATAATCTCCAGTGCTTTTCAGTTCAGCTTCTTGTGCTTTCCATGCATTTGTAGCCGTATTAACAAGATTCGTCATAGACTTAACTGATTTTGATGCAGAAACCAAGTCTAACGCAATCTGCGTACTCATCGTTGCTGATATTTTTCTATCTGCCATTTTAACTACTCCTTTTTATTTTTATGTATAAAAAAAGCAACTCCCTTCAGGGGAGCTGCTTCTGCATTTTCTTAAATAATTCCATGGGATCTTGTCTCAAGTCTTCTTTCGTAACCGCAAGTATTTCTTGCATCTCGAAGAAATCTTCTTTTTCAAAATCCGAAGGCAATATGTGTAAATCTAACAGTGCTTGTTTTTCAGATAATTTAAAATTGACCAACTTATTTTCAAGATTGAAAATCTGTTCGCCAATACTTATTTTTTTTCGTCTGCACCCTTATAATACTTTTCAATTTCTTCGTCAGTTAAACCAGTAACTCGCATAATCACGTAATTAACAAGTTCCACTGTTTCATCAATATCTAAATCATCAATTTTTTCATATTGACTATCAGATAGTTTCAAAACATCCCGGAGGTAGTCTGTACCCATCTCAGTCATTTTTAAACTTGCTTCAATTCGTTCTGTCGAAGTTTTTTCATCCGTATCTCCAGCGTGGGCCATAGCAAGCTGGGTTCTATAAGTTAACTTAATAACTTTGTTTGAAGTTACAACATTGAACTTCTTTTTTAATTGCTTGATATAAATTTGTTCCATATTTTCCTACCCTCTCAAATTCTTATTATTTAAGCTGCTGAAACTGTTACTGAACAAGTTGCAGTCTTATTCCCGTCATTTGTTGTAACTGTAAAGGTTGCAGTACCAGCTTTGACAAGATTGTAATTCCCATCACTGTCAATCGTTGCAACTGTTGAATCGGAACTTGTAAATGAAATTGCTTTATTAGTAGCATTTGCAGGTACTACTGTCGCAACTAATGAACCACTATCCCCAGCTTTTCCACTAAGAGTTGTCTTAGTTAAAGAAACTCCGGTAACTGAAACGGCATTTGGATCAGTGTATCCATCAGCTATTTCAGCAAACATTGCATCTTCAGTGAACGAATCAACAGCCGAGCTATACAACTTGAAATTTTTACCACCTATTAAATCTGAATCCATAGCATTATAAGTTGTTTGATCAGCTTCACGTGTTTGAGCTGTATCGGTATCTGTACCAATATTCTGCGATGTTCTTGATAATACCCCTTCTGGAAAGGCATAGTAAATTCTATTAGCTCTATCTAAAGTTTCAGATACAACTACAAGACCAAGGTGAGGCTTAACATCTGCTTTCACATAGCCTAATCCATCTTTAACATAACCTAATAATTTATTCTGTGTGTCTAAGTCAAGATTATTAACTGTCCATGCTACTGATGGGCTTGAAGGATTTTGGTAATACTCTTGTACTTCGTTATCACCATTTACTGGTTGCATTGATCCCTCTAGATTTGTAATATTTGCTTGACTTGAGCCCCAAAACTTCTTGCCAATTTGTAAAACTCCTGATTCTGATAAACCTTTGTCTGTACCTGAAATTAACTTGTGAGTATCTGGATCTACAAGAAATACATAAGTTGTTTTTAAACCTACAATTGCCATTTTTTAGTTCTCCTTTTCATGAATCATATTTTTTTGACAAATAAAAAGACTCATATAATTGGAATGTATCCGGATCAGTATTTAAAACTCCTGGCTGAATAATATTCCAAAATGAATCTTTAAATAATTTCATTATTTTATTTTCTAAATCTTCCGGATCGTAATCAACATTCAAACTGTAAAATATTTGCAGCTCTATTTGTCTCTCGATAGAAAAATAGTCATTGTTTCCTAAATCAGTTGGATCAGTTCTGACTGCAGTAATTAGAGCAACTGTAGTATCAGTATTGCCCTTAACCTCTTTAGGAATATTTCTCGTAAATGTCTCTTCTATCTGATCAAGTGTACTCACCAAATTTTTGGCATCATCTAAACTACTCATAAGCTGCCACCTCTTTTAGCAATCAGTGCTGTATATGCAGCTTTTTCTGCAAGAAGAACAGTTTTAGCAGTATTTTCTTGTGTATTGGTTATGAAATGGTCTCCTGCGATAAATTTAGTTCCATCATTAAGATGCCAGGCATTTAATGCATGATACTGGTCAAAACCAACAGTACAAGTCCCGTCTCTTTGACCATCGGGATTTTTCTTTGCCAGCAGAATACTATCAGCCATATGGCCGTATACTTTTCGATTATAGTGAGTTCTATGTTTTCTATTAGTTACTTCCTCAAGAGCTTCTTTATAAACCTCCGCTCCTGCACTAGTAATCAATAGTTGATCTGCAATTGATATATCAGCTAACTTTTTGACATCCTCAAACCACTCATTTAAAGCAACTGCAAAATCAGTTTGATTAATGTCTAATTCGTTCTTTCTAGCCACTCTTACCACCAACTTTTTCAATCTTCTTCAAAGTTAGAATGTCATATGTTATATATTCACTTGAATCATCCGGACTATTGTCAATAATATCGTAATCAGCACCATTTATATGTGCGACATCAATATCAGTCAAGTCTTGATGCTGTATCACGATTTCAATAGTATGTTCTAGAGTTGTTCCCAATAAACTATATTTTTGTGCTTTGGTACGCTTTAACGGCACATAATGGGCTGTTTTTGTTTTAACAAACCCTCCTGGCAATGAAACACCTGTAAATTTATTTGTTGTACTCTTAATTGTTCCTAACTCACAATTTTTTGTAAGTTGATAAGGCTGATAAGTTTTCACTGAGCATCATCCTCCGCAATTTCTTCTTGAGCTTGTAACTGAGTAACCATCATTCTATATCCAGTTGCAGTACCATTTGCAAGCGTACGATCATAGAAAAGTTGAGTTGCTAAAGTTTTAACAGCCCTTTGAAAAATTTGATTATCAGCATAGTCTTCAATCTTTTTTGTTGAATTTACGGCAGAAAGCGTAATTATTTGAGCATCGGTGACTAGTGTATTAATCAAATCGGTATTGGCATCATTAATATCTAAATTTAATTCGGAAAGAAGTTCATTTACAATCTCAATCACCTCCGAACAACCGCCAGGGCTTACCTTATTGTTTATTTCGTTAGCGATTGTATTACTTAAGTTTTAGAGTAGGCTTAGAACTCTACTACCAGCACTAATTAAGCTGCTGTTTTTGTAATCCACTGAATAAGATCCTTACGAGCTTGCACAACATCTTCTCGAACAAAAATACCAAGTAAGCGATAAAACACATCATAGGAATCAATAAACTTGCCTGTGATTTCAGCATTTTTAAATTTAATTACAGACTTTTGAAGAGGAGAAACAATAATATTTACATCTCCTGCCTTTGCACTTGGGAATAATGTATCCGCAATAACAACTAATTGTTTGCCTAGCAAAGTATAATTTGATGCCTTTGTCAAATCCATTTGAATTAAAGGTCGTCCCATGTCATCCTTTAATTGATCAATTGCATCAAAGGCAGCCTGACTCATAACTATTTGTGCTTTTTGTGAATCTACTGGCTTCAAATTTAAATTCAATGCTTTTTTAATATCTGCAATCAAATCTGTTGAAACAGTTGCTGTTAATCCAGCAGTCAGTGCTGTAATGATTAAGCTATCATCCGTGTTGTCGCGTAGTTCAATCAAGCGATCACCAAGTTCACTTTCCCAATTGTATTGTGAATCCGTAAGCAACTCTTGGGAATATGCAAATGTCGAAGAAAAGCTTCCCAAATCCCAAGGAACAGGCTTGATATCTGGAACTTTCTTTCTATTTCCAGTACCAAACTCGTCATGTTTTTCTAAGACATCATCACTTGTCTGAAAAATAGGTAGCTTACCTGTGGTCGTCTTGACCTGTACATTTCTTACAAGGTTTCCTAACCTAGGAAATTGATGTTCTTCATGTTCAGCAGGAAGAATTGTATCTGGAATAAGTACCGATCCATCTGATAGAACCATATTTGTTGATGTTGTATCACGTTTTATCTCACCTGCAACAAGCATTTTGTGAAAATCTCTTTTTTGCTCATCTGCTTTCTTACCCAATTCTCTCAACTTTACGTCGCCACCTTTGTTTTTATCTGCAAATTCTTGCCTAATTTTTTCCATTTCACGCTTGATGGTTTCTTGCGTTTTTTTCTCACGCTTTTCTTCCTCTGCTTTTTCTTTTGATTCTCGTTCTTCTTGCTTCTTTTTTTCTGCAGCACGTTTTTCTTCTTCAATAGCTTTTTCACGTTCTAAGCGCTCTTTTTCACGCTTTTCTTCTTCCATTTTCTTTTTTTCCTCATCAGTCATCTTCATACGCTCCTTAATTTTGTCTAAGCTTCTTGTTACCGTTACACTTGTTTCTGTATAAGCAGGAATAGGCGTAATAGTTAGTTCACTAATAGATTGAATATTAGTAATAATATGCAAGGGCATCCCCTCAGAAGTTTCACTCCAATCATCACCACCTGGAGAAATAACAAATCCGAAAGAACACCCTTTTAAATTACCTGCCAAAATGTCGTTGTAAACATCATTAGCAAGTGTTGTATTTGCTAACGTTGCTTCAAAATGAAGTCCTACATTATCAACTTGAACTGTAAGAGTATCACTATCAGCACGCGCTAAAATATTATTGTAATCATGTGCATAAATCAAAAGTAAATTTTCAAAAGAAACGTTTGATAAGGCTTCGGGTGTTACATATTCTACAAAGCCACCCAAATCTTCGCTAGGTTCATTGAACTTTAGCGCATACCCTTCAATTTTCTTTAAACCGTTTTCCGCATCTCTTATTTTTAAATCTGATAAATTAAGAGTGCGAACATCTGATACTTTCAAACTACATCCCCCCTTCTGATGGTTCCTGAATTTTCATGTTAAATACACCATTATCAATAAGTATTTGTTGTGCTTGTGTCGCTGCAAGTACTGGTGTTCTTCCTGCACCCAAAGCAACAATATTTGTAATCAAATTCTGATGTGTTAAATCAACAGCATTGGCAATATTCAATGTAACTTCAGTCTTTAGTTTTAAAGTAAGTTCGCTTTCGATTGGCTTCACATATTGCATTAATGAACTTGCGTAGAAATTCATTATCTCTCCAATGTTTGACTGCTGATCTCCCTTTTTATCATCCAAAATTGATTGTGGGATTCCAAAAGCTTTAGTAATTTGAGCCTGTGAAAAATCATAATTACTAAGGAAATTAGCAACATCAGTATCTATAACAATCTTGTCTAGTTTTGCTGATTGATCTAGAACAACAACTTTTCCACCATTTTCTCCGCTATTTTGTTCAATAAAACTATCCCTAACAGAATCTTTTGCTTTTTTATCAACTTGTGCCTCTGGAAGTGTGATTACAGAAGAAGGATTAATTGCATTTTTTAATGTCGATAAAGTAAGTTGTTTCGATTGTTCTTGAATTTGTAAGTCGTGCTGCAATGAATAAAGAGGACTTACTCCTGTTAAATAATCTCCACTATCATTAGCCCAAGGACTCATTAGCCTAAAATGTAAAACATCATACCATGCATAAACCTGTGCGCCCCGATTGTCGTTCCAATTAACTGTGTAATACATCCTTTGACTATCATCACTTAGATTAATTTGTACTTGAGCAGGGCTTGCATACTCTAGATGTCCAATTGCATTATTTTTACCTCTAACGATGATCACATATGCATTGCCGGCTAATAATAATTGTGAAATTACAGATTGCCAAAAATTAAAGCCCGAAATTAATCCATTCGGGCTTAACAAAATTTTTTTAAATTGTTTACTAACTTGAAAATCACAACTCGCAATATCACCTGCAATTTTTGTAACTACTGCAAAAATATCACTATTCTTAAGAGCTGCTTCTGCATTTACATAATTTGAAGTCACAATTGTTCCATTTGAGCCAACTGAAACTGTTGCTGTATTTCCACCAGAATTAATGTATCTATCTCTCTTAAAATTTCTGAATGGATTCAATAACAATCACCTCCTTATCATTCATTTGGAGAAACCATAAAGGCCACTAGGATAAGACCCACTCCTAAAATTGCAAATCCTAAAGTTTGATTCATTCGAAAAGCAGCATATATCAAACTACTTACACCACACAGTACAATTAAAAACGGCAAATTCTTAACAAATTGCAATACTAGTATGTTGAATTTCTTCATTTTTGTTCCTCCTGTATTATTAACGTATTGACTACGTGATTTTTTTACCTAGAACGAATAATTTTTATAGTAATCATCAATTTTTTCTTGTTTCCAACCATCAAAAATCTTATTCTTATCTGTTTTGAGCAAGTTTATATCATCAAAATGGTACTTTGCAGAAACAAAAGTATTAATAGTCGCATCAACAAAATCAATTTTTGCAGTTGCTTTATCTTTATCAATCTTTACACCATTATTATCTTGCAACAAAACGGCATTTTTTAAACTGGCCAGAATAATAGGATCTTTAAAATAAGTAATTCTTCCCATATCCATTAGCTTTCTGAAATATGTTGTTGGCTCATTTAAACTTTTCGTACCTTGACGAACAGGCATAAGATTTATTTCTGTTTTTTGTTCCATTTTTTTGATAATTCCCTCTGTTTGCCAAGCATCATAATTGAAAAACTTAACATCCAGTTCATTTTGCTTTATAAATTCCATTAACCAGGTGTACGGAGCATATTCATCAATGTATCCGTATTGATTGTTAGCAATTGTTGCAAAGCCAAGTTTCTCTGCTTCTCTATAATTAATTCCATCCATACGTTCTTTGATAGTTACGTTATTTTGGGCTCTAGCAAGTGGTACCCAACTGTGCTGCAAAATAAAGAACTTACCAACATTATTTTCAATATAAGGAAACACCAAAGGCACAGCCGTATCATCTGAAAAGTGTGATAAATCCCAGCCCACATATACTTCTCTCTTTTTTATCGAGTCAAAAGGCAAATTTTGAACCACTGCATTTTCAATATCATCAAGGTCCAAATAAGTATTTGCTTTAGTTTGTAACCATAAATTCAAATTTTTGTTTTGAAACTCTGCTATTTTTCCTTGACTAATAAATGTATCTCTTTCAGAAATTAAGCTCTGTAGCATCCCTTTTTTACTTTTTAAACCTAAAACAGGGTTGCTTTTTACCCAAGTTCCAGGACTATTTGTTTCTTCTATGCTGTCTTGTTCGTACACTACACAAAGGTAATCATCTAATAAACGCTCATAATCTCGTTCCATAATTTCCTTAAGTAACTTTTCATCTTGATATAAATATGAGTTGCTATCCGGGTATGCTGTACTTATCTGTAAAAATTGATGATTAGGTGTTTGTACCTGTCCAGAAGTGATTTTACCGTTGTTAGTCTTAATTTTACCTAGGTGATCAGCATCCCCAGCTTCATCATTGATTACAAATAACAAATGATATGAATCAAATTGTCCTGACTCTTGAGATAATTTCATCAGTTTATTTTCATTAACAAAAGATGCGACTTTATCATCAACAACTCGTATTTTCTTTTTCTTAAAAATTTTCTCAATCGCACCAATTTGCTTAAGGTAGTTAAAAGTAGTTCTGATATATCGGAAACCCTTATCTGTTTGTGCAGACACCGGAGCAATATAAGCCATATCTTGATTACTTAGTTTATCGGCTTCAATCAAATAGGCATACGCCACTAAAATATTACTTAAATAGGTCTTACCGTTTGTTCGTGCAATACTAAGTATGGCTTTTGCATATCTCTTAGTATCATCTTCATTTCGCCAACCAATCAGTTTGCATAAAAAAGAACGTTGCCAAAGCATTAAAGGCAATGGTTTCCCTTCATTCACATCTGGACATATTGCAGCAAAGTTTAAAATTTTACGACAGTTATCAAGCGAATAATGATATCTAAATTCTTCTGTATTTTCTAGAGATCTAACTAAATCATTGAGATGTCTAAATGAATCGAGTTTAACCATTTCTCCTGCCTGCTCAACACCTTCAAGAGTAGCAAAAGCATACTTTGTTGCAGGATCCTTATAATTTTTAAAAATTAAATCATAAGTTCCTTTTTCTTTCTGAATTTTGTACGCTTTTTCTACAGTCATTCCTTTTTTTGTTAAATCAATTTTATCCATCAAAAATCAGACTCCTTTTGTAGCATATCTGAAAGGCTTTCCTCATTTTCATCCTCTTTGGCCAAACTTAGCAAACTTGCTCTTGCGGAAGGGGTTAATCCTAAAGCTTCACCCAGCGTTTTTATTTTTGCAGTTGCTGAATCAAGAATTTGAGTTGCTGGATTTCTTTTATATCCAGTAAAATCATGAGCGATAACCTTACCAGTAACAGGATTTACAACTGTTTTGTATGCCGGCGTATTTATTCCATGTTCTTGCACGTCTTCATATGCTTTATTTAAAAGTTCTATATTCATGCAAAGTGTCACAATCGTTTGTAAATCTGTTTGTTTTATAAATCCTGACTCAGATAAAACAGGATATAATTTTTTATAAGCCCACTTAGCTTTACCTTTCAGAATACGAGGTGGTGTTTTTTGCAATACAGAATAATCCTTTGTTTTTTCAATTAATTTTTGTGTCCGATCACGCTGATATTTTTTGTCGGCCTTTTTTTCTGTTAATTTCATTTTTCTTCCGGCCATTTGCATTACCTTCTTTTTAGGTATATAGTTTTGATTAATAAATAAGACCGAAAAGCCTTGAAATACTGGTTTTTCGGTCTTTTTGCCCCCCTACAAAAAAGTTTTTATTTCTGTCACGCACCTTCAAAAAAGTTATATGTCGTATGCTTTCTCAGAAAGCCTTGATAGGCGGGGGGTCTATTATATCCGTTAGTTTTTCTTGTGTTTTATCTCTTCAGTATTATTAACGTGTTTAACACGTGATTTTTTATCATGTTTTTCGGATTCCCAAATATTTATTTGGCTTTCAATTGTAATAGCAACTTGTTCTGCCGATTCTTCAAGACTAATCTTCTTCAGTTCTGCCCATCTCTTTGCCAAATAATAAGCAAGTCTTGCAGTATAAATCTCCAACTCGTTGATAGTAACGTCTTTAGTTATTGCTACTTTAAACTTATCTTGTTCTTGTTTAGTTATAGCTATAGCAATGTCATTACTCATGCTTATTCCTCTTTCTTAGTTGCTGTCTTACGAGTAGTTCTTGTTGTCTTCTTAACTTCATCCCCAGTTGTTTGCTTATCTTCTTGAGTATCATCCTTGAATACTTTATCTTCTAATTTATTAACTCGCTTTGCTAAGTTCATCAACAACTCATCTTTATCTTTTGTTCTCATTATTCATCCGCTCCTTAATATACTTAATCCAATTATCTTTGCTAATATGTTTCAACTTGTTCTTACCATTTGGCTTGGCCAACATAGATTGTTCTAGCTTTGTCTTGATGTTGTGGCACCTACCACATAGACACCAAAGGTTATTCATATCATATTGTTCTAATCCTGCTAATAAATCTCGTCTTACTATATGATCAACTATCTTAGTCTGTAGTACATTCCCACATACTTGGCATGTTGCCATATCTCTAACAAATACTGTGTCTCTTACTTTCTTCCAACGTCTGCCTTGATAGAATGCATCAGCTTGTCTATTACGCTGTTGATTGTTATAGGACTTGTATAATGCTTTGCGCTGCTCATCAGTTACGCTTGAATATTTCTTGTGTAATTTTGCGTGTTCACTGCAATATCTTTCCTTAACTGGGATCAGTTCTCTACAGAAGTTCTGTTGACAATAATGTACTCTGCTCATTGTTCAATCATCTTCCTTTCTAGTTCGTCTAAACGTTCATACAAACGATTGACTAACTTGTATTTATCAATGCTGCTACATGTTTTAAAATCTTCTAGCAAAAGCTTAGGTTGTTGCAATCGAGGGATGCATCCAATAACATCATCAATAAATTCATAATGTTCTTCAATCAGTTCATTGAAGTCTTCATCCCTAAAATCTTCTCTCTCAACCGTCTCAATGAATTTCCTGAGTGTTGCTTCTTCCTCTAAGAAATCTTGCTGTTGTTTTGATAGGACCATGTTCACCATCTTTTCTCTGTGTTTCTTGCAATACAATTCAACTTGATAGAGTTTGTCGCTGAATTGACGTTTCGTCATATTAAAATTTTCTCTTGTCTCAATTTCTCCATACTCAAGAACTGAGATGCACCACTGAGCTGTGAAATGGTTTTTAAACAACTTAGGTATAAGATTGAGTATGCTGTTTAAGTCATGCTCTGTGAGCCTGTCTGGCCTATCTAAGTTGATTACTTCTGATTGCTTTATGTTCTCCTGCTTTTTTCTATCTGCATACTCTCTACGTGTCACATCCCTGCATGCATATGTGATAGCCCATTTGAGTCTTACATCTTGTTCATCAATTTTGATTAACAATACTTCTTCATCAAATGTTTTGAGTCTATGCTCTGTTAGTTGAATGTATAAGAGTTGGTCCGCTTCATAGTTCTTCAAATTAAGCCTGTTCATTAATTTATGAACTGCTACTTGATAACTATCAATTGACCTCAGCTTTTCTACATATTCACCACTTAGACTCATTTGCTATCACCTTTCTAAACAAAAAAGGATGGCTATCATAGTCATCCTTTTTCTCAGCCATTAACGGAGCTTACCCAAATTTATTCAACTATGTATGTGGTCCCGACGACCACTTAGCAGATAACGGAGCTACCCGGCATAGATCATGCTATGCCATTTTAATACCCCACTTTAGTAATCAACCAAAGCTTTCTCCTCAGGAACAATTATTATTCTAATACTTAAATAGTTGTTAAACGGCTCATATTTGGCTCGTTTTGGGCACAAAAAAAGCAGCAAAATTGCCGCTATAAACTCATTAAAAATTTTTCAAATTAAAAGATGCGTTTATTTTAAACTTCTCATATATCGCTTTAAATTTACCTTTGTTTAATATTCGGTAATATTTGGCAACAGAAATGAACTCTGACCTTAAATAAGCATCAACCATTTCAACAATTTCATTCATATCATTAACTACATAACCGAAAGTATTTTCATCAATAACTTCAAAATGACTAGTAGCATCCGAACCATGCACGGCATTGGACATAGTAGCGTATAATCCCAAATATACCGGTAACATTTCTAAATCATTCATTAATTCTCTAAAATTATTGATTCCATTTTTTTTATTATTTTCAACACTATACCAACTTGTACGCTCTGGTTTAGTATCTGGTGGCAACAGTTCAATATACTTAGCTTCAAAATAATTAAATTGGTCTTCAAAGGAATTGAAATTACCATCATCTTTCTTTATTTTGATATTAATTTTCTCCTTAAACTTTTCAACCTCATCTTTGTTTGCTGTAGGTAATTCAATATATTTTTTAACCTTTAAGCAGTCATTATATTTTTGGAACATCAAATACATTTGTGCTCTATTTACTGTGTTTTCTTTCAAAATATAATTTAAATATGAAAGTTGTTCTATGAAACTTCTTACAATTATTGAAAAATCAGAATACTGTTTGGCTTCATCCAACACATTAATTGTCTTTGCTTTTTCATTCAGTCCAGAAAATAAACTAAAAATAACAATATCCTTTTCTTTTAAAACATCCCCATTGTCAAATTCAATTAATGTTTGACAATCCTTTATCGTACTTTTTAAACTCATGATAACACCCCTTAATTAAAAACATTTTAACAAGTGTAATTAAACTACTGAACCATGAAAATGTAAATAAAAAGCCGACTATCTCTAGTCGGCTAAATTCATACTAAGATGTCAATCATCTAAAATAACTCATCTTAGATTCTAATTCCTCGTTCCCTTGCAACTTCTTTGAAAAATGCTTGTCTCCGTTTTTTTACTTGGCTAACAGATAAATGTGTTTTGTTTGCAATTCCGTCTAAATTAAGAATTGCTGTTTCTCGCAAGTATAGTTCGTATATGATGTCATATGTAATGTTATCAAATACTCCCTTGCCTACAGATGTGATACATTTCTTTAAAACTCTTCCCACTGCTCTTTGATTGTCTCTCAAATACACAAGTTCCTTATGTTTCACTACCGTTATTTCTTTTTCCTTCTCAAGACGTCCGATATACATATCTGTTATTGGGTATTCACTGATTATTTGAGCAATGTAATTAAACGTTGAAGTTTCCACATTTACACCTTCTTAACCTGAACTGCGGGAACTCTGTACAATTCATCCCCTGCCTCAATCACCAAAACAGGAATCGGTAAATTATCACTGATTTCTGTTACTTCGTACTCTTGTTTCTGCCAAATTACTTTTTCACCTGTCTCAAACATGTTTATTCACCTTTCAATCTCAACCAATTTTCTAGGAATCTAACTTGCTGCCAAGTGTATGATTCCTTTGCTTGTTCATCATTGTTTCCAAGTGCGTTACTTTGTAATCTTCCCAAAACATCTTTTAAAACTGTATTTGGAAATTTGTGCTGGTTAACTAGTCTTTTTATTGCCATGACTGCAGTTTCACTCATTTCACTTTCCCTTTCCAGTTTGTCTTTCTAAAAAGAACTTCCACGTCTTTTTCTTCAATGCCTCGGCTTCTTTATCCTTGATACCTAATGCATTCATCATTAGTTCAGTCATTTCTCTGTAATACTGGTCCTGCAATGTATCAGCTTGATAGACAGTAACTACAAAATGAGTTATAGGATTAACAACGATCCTTATTTCTTTGAGTTTGTACAGCTCACATCCCTGTTTATCCACTTTTACAAATTCAGCATTCTCAAGAAGTCTTCTCAACCACCCATAGGCTTCACCACGAGGGATGTTAAATCTCGCTTGGATTCTCTCAAAAGCGTGATCACTCAGTTTATATTTCTCGTAATTAAGAACCGTCATAGGTTAAGCCACCTTTTCACACAAATTAGCTACTGTTACACGGTCGAACACTCGATTAGTCCATATTGTGTCTTCCTCACCACCAAGCGCAATCAGTGCCCCCTTAAGAATTTTCGTAATAACAAACTGTTCTTTGTCGTTATAAATCATCTTGTCACCAACTTTTAAAATTTCACCATTCACATCTACAAAAATATGTTTTTCCAAATTTACATCCCCTTATTATTTTTTAACCGGTTATTCTCACGCCCTGGAGCGACCAGGTAACTATCCTCTAACGTGAGAGCTTTGCTAATTAAGCAATTACTTTAAGTTCCAAACCTAGTTCTTTTAATTCTCCTTCAAGGAACTGCTTTATAAGTGCAGCAGCTTCAATCTTCCACATCCCACCATCAGCTTCAAAGATGGCCGACATCATTCCTGAACGCATTCTGAAAATAAATTTGCTTTCAGGTTGTTTAACCTCTAAGAATGTTCGATAAGGTGCGAGTAAAACTGGATTAGGAACTTTTACATCAGCAACACTCGCAACTCCTGACTTAATTTGGACTTGCTGTGTTACTCCATCATCAGAGGCTTGTTTAACATCACTTTCCTTTAAGTTACCAATGACTTGTAGAATTACATCTCGGTCATCCGTCTTAACAAAAGATGATTGCATTGAGATATTCATTTCCTCTTGGTCATACCAGTTATTAAATTCAAAATTAGGTGTTTTAAATTTTGCAATTGCTTGTACAGGACGTCTCCCATATTCATCAAGTGATCCTTCAAGATAAACTGTTGTAGGATCATCAATCCGTAATCTTGCACCAACTAAAGGCATTGCTATTTCGGCTGAAGTTGGAACACTCTTATTTTCGGCAACAATGTAATCAAGCAATCCTGTAAGTGTATGCAAAGTCACTGGGCTTTGAGGGATGCTGGTTTCCTTTACAACTTCTAAATCTCCACGTCCGTCAATAAAGTAAGTTCTCCCGTTCACTTCAAAAGTCTTTTTACCTTCTGCTTCTCTTGCTAATTCCGTTAATCCTTCAAGTTCTCTTAATTCCATTTTTGATTACCTAACCTTTCTTTTTTTGTAAATCAATGACTTTTTGTTCTTTCTCAATGTCCGCAACTGGTACTCCTGTATCTGTCTTTACTTCTCCATCATCTGGGTCAATAAAAGTTTGTCCTGGCGTTCCTGACTTAAGCTCATTGACCACCGCCTTTCCTTTGCCATCACGCCCAATCAACATTGTCGTTCCTACTCCAGTTTCTGGGACTAGGCTAATCTTGGTTTGAATATCAACATCTACTGCATCCCCTGATTTTGAAGGTTCAAATACTAAATTGATTGTTATTTTTCTTTTCTTTGTTTGGTCCGTGTTGGGATCCATAATGTTTTCTGTTACTTGATCAAGTGCTCTATCCAACTTTTCTTGCAATCCACCTTCAGCAACAGCTGATAAATCAAAATTAATTTGTTTTGACATGTTTATTCCTCCTAGATTTCTTTTCTCTTAAACGTTGCCAGCCTCTTTTTCAATTCTTCTCGTCCCTCATCACTCATCTCAGATTCCTTTTTTTCAGCGACGTACCCATTTTCTGCCCAATCAGGTAATTTCTCTTTTTGGACTGGTTGCCGGTAATTTTTTTTTCTAGTCTTTTCAGCTGCATACTCTCTCGAACTTTGTTGCTGATGTTCCTCTTCTTTCTTCAAGGCTTGTTCAACCGTCGTAACTTTGTATTTCTTGTAATCATCAAACACTTTCCACAAATACCTATCAGCACCTCTTGCAGTAACATTCGACCTTAAAGCATATTCGATAGCGTGAGTTACAAGTTCATCCCCAAAATCATTAATCCATTCATGCAAGTCTTGCTGAGCAATTGCATTTGGAAATCCCCAATTATTTTGCCAAAGTTCAAATGATTTTTTCTCTGAAACATGAGATTCAGATTCATTATTTTGAGGGGCATCTTCTTCTACTTCTTTATTAATACTTGTAATGTTAATACTTGTAATACTACCTTTATCAGTTCTGATAATAGGGGTATCATCAATCTTGTTAATACTCTCCCCTGCAGGATTGATAATAGGGGTATTATCAGTTTTGATAATAGGGTCAGTAATTGGGTATATTTCTCTCCTCTTTATTTGTTGATTCTCATCCCTAATAACCACTACTTTTAGATACCCTAATTCCTTTAAATGATTGATTCTCCTAGACACTGTGACTTTCGATATATCATATAATTTTGCTAGATGACTGTTTGTTGCAAAACAGTAACCAGCTTTAACTGAAAGTGCTGTTATTTCGCTATATAGTATTTTTTCACTATCCGAAAGGTTTTTATCATACCTCACGTTCGCTGTTAAAATTGAATAATAACTAGGTTGTTGATCTTGCATTTCTACACTCCCCAAAATTAAAATGGTAAATCTTCATCACTAATATCTATTTGTTGACCATTAGCTTCAAATACATCTACTGCTTGATTCTGTACATAATTTTGACTAATTTGGTCATGATTTTGTTCCGCCTGTTTTTTCGTCTCGAGAAAATCAAATTCATCTATCACCAATTCTGTAATAAATACCTTATGCCCATCTTGTGCGTCGTATGATCTCGTTTGCAGATGTCCATCAACACCAACCAAAGATCCTTTATGTGTGTAGTTGCAAAAAATCTCCGCAGCCTTTCGCCAAATCACACAATTTATAAAATCCGCTTCACGTTCTCCTTGTTGATTGGTATACCTTCGATTTACAGCAACCGTGAACGCTGCTACTGCTATTCCACTCTGTGTATATTTCAAATCTGGGTCACGTGTTAATCTCCCAATAATGGTTGCCTTATTCATCAATGTTCCTCCTAGCAAGTTTTTCACGTTCATATTCTTCATCAAACTCTTGCATTTGTTTTTGCGACATTAGTTTCAATGCAATTAGTTGTTCATCCCTCAATTTTGTGCCGTGAAAATGGTACTTATCAAAGAAAGATTTAGAGCCTAGTCTATGAAATTCTAAATGATGATAACTACATAATGCTTCTAGCCTATGATTACGATGGTTAAGATGTTTTCTGTCATTTCCCATGCCAACTGTGTCTTCATGATTAATCTGAATATTATTAGTCTGGCCACACACTGTACATCTTTTGTGCACCAAACACAGAAAGACTTGGCGCTCTGTATCGAACGTATTTACCAGGTCTTTAAACTGAAATGGTATACCTTTAAAGAAACACAATTCGACTAACCATGAGATGAAATCAGTTGCCACATATTTACTGCAATTACTCAAGCTAAAAGAACCATATCCACTCTTCCGGCAAAATGAATCTTTTAGATCAACTTTAAGTTTTTGGAACTCATAGCTCTGTTCACATCCCTGTGCCATTCCGATATCATGAATCATTGCGTAAGCTTTTCTACGCTGAATTCCTGTAATCTGTTCTGGTTCATGTTCTGTTAAATCAAAATGAACTCTGCCTTTTTTTAGCAGCTTAATCATGCTATCTATTTCATCAATCCTGAACGTTACTAAGTCTTTTTTTATTGATACAACATGTCCTTCGTATCTTTCATTTTCCATGCTATAATTACCTTGTAGTGTAGTAGGGCCTATTCCAGGTAGGCTCTTTTTTATTTGTTATGACTACTATCATCTTTGAATGCAATCATGCTTATATATCCACCTATACAAAATGTCATTCCTGCAAACAAAAGGGTAGCTATGGTGTAACCCACATAAACAGTTGAAACATTCAATGCCTTAGTAAGAATCATTCCTATAAGCAATCCAATACCAACTTTTTTCATTTCTTATCCCCTCTCTGCTCATCTAAGAGCATAATTGCAACAATCGCGATAAAAGCGATAAAACCCATCAGTAAAACCATCTTAATTCTCCTTTATAAAGCTATTTTAGTTTGTGCATTAACTGTATTTATCTCTCTTTGTAGTTCAAAAGGTACATACCAACTTTGTACAAATTCAAGAGCCTCATTAAATCGAGAAATTGGAGTATCACTATAACGATCTTGCATAAATGTTTCTTTGAACGATTTAAACAAAGTACTATATGTTTTAGTACGCAGCGCTTTGTCTTGGTAAGCATTGCTATCTTTTCCGCCTAAAGAATTAATAACCTTTTTATTTCTTTCTCTAGTAAAACGATAGGCCATATTTCCAGGAAGTCCCATATTCTCTTTAATTTGTTTAACATCCTCTTCAAGTTGGCTATAACCTTGAGCGATTAATTTTATTTGTCCTGGTAAACTCATTGGAACTATTTTTTGTGTAAAATAGTTTTCTTCAAGTTCATCAAACATATCCCATGCACGTTCCGTACCCAGCATTTTTGAGTGTCGGCTTGCTCCACGCTTGGTCCAAAGATATAAATGAGCTGTTCTTTCCGCCACCAAGGAGCTATTTGATACTTGGTCCTTGAAACTTTTTAATTCATTTCCTTCCAGTAAGAAATAGTGTTTCGTTTCTTCAAACTTAGCCTCATTTCTCTTAAAATTTTGTTTAATACGATCCACAGTAGTTCCATAGAACTCGGCTAGTTGTTCTGTTGTTAAAATCAGTTCTTGGTTGAATCTAACTGGCTTAATTTCGTTCATAACATCATTTCCTTTCTAACCTTGCATCCCAATCAATTCGCTGTTGATTCTTCTCCATCCACTCCATGGCCTTTTTTGCAAAAATGATATTTGCTGTGCCTTTGCCACGTGCTGGAATAAGCCAGCCTCCATTGCGATAGTTGATTTCACTTTTAAACTCAGCAAAAATAAAAGTTGCTACCCAATCAGGGCTTTTATTGCCACAACAATTTTTGCGAAAGTCATTCATACACCATGTAATTCCATCTAGTTTAGATTTCAATGTTTCACTAGCAATATCAGATACTTTTTTATCAACTAGTTGTAAGATTACTTTTTCGTTAATTAATGTTTCCATGTCTTCATCTCCTATATTTTTATTTTTGTGCATAACTCCTTTTATTTTTTTAGTAGTATAATTCTAGATGTTCCAAAAAGGTGGTGAAATTATATGAAACTAGATCATGATTACGTCCGCAATCTTTTACTAGCCTATGAAAGTAGTTCCAACTTAAGAGGTCCTTCGGAAAATGACTTTATTGAGTTATCAAAGGAACTAAATAAAACACGTGATGAATTAGTTTATACGCTTAATAAATTAGCTGAAGGTAACTTTGTAACCTCCAAAATTACTTGGGGAAACGATATGCCTATGTGGATTCAACCAGGTAATCTAACCTTTGAAGGTCATAAATATCTTGATAACATACGTGATCCTGAAGTTTGGAAGAAAACTAAAAAAACTACCTCTAAATTTGCTAGTGTTTCCTTGGACATCATTTCCTCTGTCGCTGCAAAAGTTATTGTTAGTTCATTGAATCTAGGCTAATTTGAACTCCATACCGTCAACAAATACAAAAAGATTATTTTTACTTTTTTCCCAATTAGTGAAAATTTTCTTTTTTTGTTCTAAATCCAGCCAAATAATCGATTCAAATCTAATATCACTTCCAGTTAAAATTGGAATGTTATTCTTATTTTTATCTTTGTAAAAATAAATAAAATCATGAATAATTCTTTGTTGTTTTTTCATCTTTATCGTTTCTCCTTTCTATTTGGTAACTAAATGTTGACATTCGGTAACACCAAATTTAAAAAAAATTCCAATGTTATTTTTATCTATTCCAATTGCTTCCGCAATTTTAGCAAGTTCTTCAACCCCAATTTGAGTTTGACCATTCTCACGTTTCCAATAAGCACCACGAGAAACCCCTATAATTTTAGCCATTTCTTGTTGTGAAATCCCGGCTGTAATTCTTTCTGCCTTAATCCGCTTTAAATTTATTTCCATTTTCTTACTCCTCCTTTCCACAATATTAATATAGCTTTTTCGTTACCGTATGTCAACGTTTATCTTTTATTAATTTTATTTTGTTTACTTGTGGTAACAAATAGTATATAATAATGGCTGTTAAGAGGTGATATAAGATGAGATCAAGCAAAGAAATATTACAAATAATTACCGATTCCAGAAAAAATAAAAAAATGTCATTAGATCAATTGGGTGAGAAAGTTGGACTTTCAAAAGCTGCTCTATCAAGATATGAAAATGGTTCAAGAGAATTTCCTGTCAACAAAACAGAGATTTTTGCTAAAGCTTTAAATTTGGATCCAAGATATCTTTTAGGAATTGATTCAGATAACAATATTCTTTCTATATATGATAAGTTAGAAAAATCTAGACAAAAGCTCGTTTATAATTTTACCAGTAATCAATTAGAAGAACAAAACAACAAAACTATTCGTTCTGGCCGTTCAACTGCTGCAGGAGATCCTATTGATGGAGACTATCAAGATTCTCAAGAAGAAATAGTAGTAAGAAATGAAGTTCCTCGTGGTGCTGATGAAGTTGTTACAATCGCTGGGGATTCAATGGAACCGTTGCTTAAGAAGGGCTCACAAGCATTCGTACATTATCAGCCTACACCTGACACTGATGGACAAATAGTTATCGTAACTATCAAAGATATTGGGGTTACTTGCAAGAAGATTTATCGTGAAGATGGACAAATTAGATTAAGGTCTACCAACAAGAAATATGAAGATATGGTCTATCCAGCAGAGAATGTTCGCATCATAGGAAAAGTAATAATGAAACAAAAAAATAAGTCTTAACTCATCACATTTGGGGCGACAACTTAAGACCTATAAAATGTATCTGAGTAAAATATAGCATAACTCAGATATTTTTTACATACTAACACATAATTTTTTTAGATACATATATCAAAACAACAACTATTGGAGGAACGAAAATATGGACAAACTTATTATTAGAAGATTGATAGCGGGAATTTTACTTTTTGTATTTGCAATTATAGCTTGGCAAGAATCATATCGAGTAGTCGCTTACGCTGGTACACTGTATATTCCAAAAAGTGCACAAGGTGCAGGAGGAACTGGTCTTATTCTCTCAATATTAGCAGGCATAATTGGGATTATATATTCAGTTACATGCAATAAACGACCTTTAAAATGGTTAGAATGGGCAATTTGTATTGTTGCTATTATAATAACCTTACTAGCATCGACCGAGAGCACGAAATATTATCCAGATTTAAATCTCTTCAGATGGTCCTTTATTATTCTAGTTGCTTTGGGACTTCCTCTTAAAAAAGGCTTTAAAAATATGCCTTTCGAAGAAAAAATTAATAACAATAGTTCTTACGCAACTACCAAGCCACCGGTAAACAACACTAGCGAGTCTATAAGTTCAGAAAAAAAATCAAATTTAAATGATTTGCGAGATTTAAAAAAATTGCTAGATGACGGCATCATAACTAACGAAGAATTTGATGCAAAAAAGAAACAAATTTTAAATTTATAATACACATTTTTTGGCAAAGAGCCAAAATAAGTTCTAGCCAATTTTCTCGGGGGGAGCCATTGGCTAGAACTTATTAGCATGTATCTGGAATAATTTTATCATATCTTGGATGTTTTTTACATATATTATATTTAAAATTTATTTTTCATGGTATTATTTATTAAGAATTTGTTAAGGTCCAAATCTGATGACTTTAAAAGCTGACTTTATTTTTGGGGGAATATTTGTGAAAGATATGTTTTTAAATTTTATTAGGCAACATAATTATATTACTTTGTTAATTATTTCTGCCTTGTTACTAGGTTTTTTACCGGGTAACTTCGTTCTTAATATAGCTAGAGTTAGTTTCATACTTTTTGTTATTTTTTTAATTACTTTTATTGTTTCCAAAACCAGAAAACATAGTGTTTCTAGGTTTAATTTCAAAAAAATTATGCTAGGTATCCTTGTAATATTTGCTACTGCTATATTTGTAGATGTTGCAAAAGGTGGTCCTGAAGCTAGTTCGCATTCTAGTGAGGCCCTAACATCACAAGTTAAAAATACTTCCAGTAACTCAAAAAAAGAGAAAAAAGCTAACGAACTTGCAAAGAAAAAAGCTGAATCATTATCAAGAAAGAAAGAATCCTTAAAAGAAGCAAAAGCTGAGAGCAAAGCAGAAAGCGAATCAGCGGCTTCTGAATCTGCAAGCATTGCATCATCAGCGTCTGAAAGTGAGTCAATTGCGTCAAGTATGTCGGAATCATCATCAGTAGCTGCTTCTGTTGCTTCATCACAATCAATTTCCGCATCAATCTCCGCATCAAGTAGTTATGTAGCAGCAGTTTCATCTAGTGCAGCCGCTAGCAGTCGAGCAGCTATTTCAAAAGCAACTGCAACTACAAATACTGGAGGTAATCTATATACTGGTACATCTGGAAAAATCATTGGTAACTCTAGGTCACATATATACCATGTGCCTGGTCAAGCTGGATATCATATGAATTCAGCTAATGCTGTCTACTTTAATACAGAAGCTGATGCCCAAGCAGCAGGTTATCGAAAGTCACTCCGATAAAGGAAGTTAATCAATATGAAATTTGGTCTTAGAACACCTAGTTTTAAAAAGTCTGTCTCAGCACGAACAACTGGAAATTTCAAAAGAAAACTTAAGCGTTCAATTAACCCATATTACGGAAAAAAAGGTATGGGTTGGATAAGTAATCCTAAAAAAGCTATGTACAACAAGGTTTATAATAAAACTACTTTTGGAATTAAAGATGTAATAAATAGTACATCTAGAAAGCACATTTCAAAACAAAATAGCTCTAGTACGTACTCTTTTATTGGAATTATAATTGCACTCATTATATTGGTTTCGCTTTGGCAATATATACTTGCTATACTAGTTATCTTGGGATTACTATATTTTTTCCTTAAATTAAAATAAAAACACATCCCCCACTGACCAAAGTAAAAGATGTGTCTCATCGTTTATGTAGGGTAACTATACCCTATTTGTCTATTTTAAAATATAAAGGAGGTGAAAACAATGGCAAGTTATAAAAAAACCAAAAATGGTTGGTCTGTTAGAGTATCTAAAAGAACTGGCGATGACCTTAAACAAATTTATAAATCAGGCTTTAATACTAAAGCTGAAGCAAGAAAATATGTTTCTGACATTGAATCAACGAACCTTGACCAAACAAATATGACATTCCCACAATACTTTGAACATTGGCACAAGACCTATAAAGAAAACAAATTAGCTACTAGCACGTACAGAAAGTATATTCATGTTACTAACATTCTAAAGAACTACTTTCCCTATACCAAGTTAAGAAATATGACTAGATTGGACTATCAACTTTTCATAAACAAATATGGAAATACTCATAGCAAGGAAATGATGCAAGAAATAAATATTTATGTGCGTGCTTGCGTTAAATCAGCTGTATTTGATGGCCTAATATTAAAGGACTTTACTTACGGAGTTGAATTAGCCTTTGACAAAAACAAAACTCGCTATATTGATTATTTAAACGTTGAAGAAATTAAAAAAATAATCAATGCTGCTTCAAATAAAATGGATCCTAGATATACAACTAAGTACATGATCCTTACTGCCATTTACACCGGTGCACGTCTTGGAGAAATTGCAGCGCTAACTTGGAACGATATTGACTTTATTCATAAAACAATTTCAATCAATAAATCATACAGCTATGTTCAGAAAAAACTTAAAGAAACAAAGAACCAGTCTTCAACTCGCATTATTGCTGCAAATGATGACTTATTGCATATATTAAAAGAATTGAGAGTAAATAATAATACTATGGTATTTATCAACAATCAATACACAATACCTTCTTCAAACGCAGTTAATAAAAAACTACGTGAATTACTAGACCAATGTGACATTCATCGGCAAGGATTTCATTTTCATTCTCTCAGACATTCTCACGTTGCCTATTTATTATTTCAAGGAATAGATATTTACGCGATCAGTAAACGACTAGGACATGCTGATTTGACTACTACGACCAAAAAATATGCTTACCTCATTGATGAGTATAAAGCCAAGTCAGATAAGCTGATTGCAACAAAATTGCAACAACTCAACAATTAA